TGGCTCCTTCCATTCGCAGCGAGTTCGCTTCGTGCTCTTACTCGAAGCTCCGAGTGTCGGGGCCGTCATCTGCAGCGAACCATCGGGAAGCATCGAGATAACGTCTGGACACTCGAGTAGTGCACGCCAGCCAATCAGCTCAAGCGCAATCGGGTTGGTGTCGGAGATCGGAAGCGGGGTAGCGATGGTGAAATTGCTGATGTCTACAGTCATGGTTTGTGCCCCATTCCATTGATGTTGCCTTTTGCTCAGTTGAGCTGTTCGTTTGATGCAGGCCTACATCCCGATGCACCCTGTCGCCAAGGTGCAGCAGTGATGCTTTGCCGTCGTTTACGCGATAAAAACACCATCAGTAGATTCCCCAGCTGGGCCTTGAGGATTCGGGCATTCAGCCAGTCCAACGATTATTTCTCGGCGCATCGCCTCGGCGATCAGTGCGGTTTGTCGATGGACGCCCAACTTGAACATTGCGTTGGATATCCGCTTAACCACCGTTCCCGGCTCAACACCGAAAGTGCGTGCGATCTGTTTGGCGGTCAGCCCTTGTGCAACGGAAAGCAAAAACTGGAGTTCTCGGCGCGCAAGGCCTCGGCCGAGATGGCCGATCCATGTGCCGCTTTTGATTGTTGATTCCATGCTTAGTACCTCTCGGTTGATTTCCCAATGCACCCGGGCAACCAGGTGCATCAGTGAAACTTTCCGTCCAATTGCCGCCGGAGTGGCGGGGCGCATTGCTTGCCGGGTCATTCACACGGTTTTGGCGTTTCACCATCGAACAGCCGTACAGGGTGTTCCCCATCGTTGGCAGGCTTTCGGGCCTGTCTGCTCGCCGGTCGCCGGTAGAGGCAATGCGGTCTGTTGTTTGTTGCGCTGACTGTTAAAGAGCAGCGGGCCTCTCGACCCTTCGCAGCTGGTCCCTAATTGGGTGCCGGTTGCGATGGGGTTAAGTTAACCGGCGGTTTATATCTAGTCAATACCGCCGGTTAATTTATTTTTCGTAACGATGGCGTATGCTTTGGTTAAAGCTGGATGTATATACAGTATTTTGAGGCGAGAATGGCAAAGGCGAAGAAGCAAGCAAAACCAGTAGAGCGACAGGAAATCAGCGGAATTGAGAGGCTTGGTCTGCGCGTCTCGTCGATGATTAATCACCCTGTGGCGCAGGTTCAGCGCTGGGTCACGATTCACCGCCTGGACACGGACGGGGAGAGGGAGTGGGAAGAGGTGATGGGCTTGCTGTCCGAGACGGACGGCATCGACATGACGTTCAACGATGATGAGTCGGTGACGCTTAAGTGGGAGGCCCAAGCTGAAGAAGATCGCGTGGTCGAAGTGGAGGATGTGCTCGAGGTGGAGGAGGTCGCGCCTTTCTGATTGGCGTAAAAAAGCCCGCTCAATGGCGGGCTCTCTGTAGATGGGGCTAAATCCTTCGGCTGGCCGCATCGTGCTTGTCAACGTCGTATGTTCGTTGCAGCTTTCACCCCACAGCCAGACGACTAATTTTTCCTAGGATAAGGTCTGCTCGCGGATCGGAAGCGTTTGATGGATGCCGCTAGGCGATCTAAAAACGTCCCTCTAAAGTTATTGCTAAATTCAGTTTCCAGCAAATCTTGAAGCTGCTCAGAGTAGAGATTTATTGAATCTATAATTTCTGAGTGCGGTGACTGCTGAATGAATTTGCTGGTCTCGAAATTGTCAAGCGTAATTGATTTTTTAAGCTCGATGAATAGATTGTTTACTTCTATACTTTCAAATCGGAGGTGACGAATTTTTGCACTCAACCTGGTTATTTTCTGATTGATTAGCTTTTCATTATCTCGGTCGCGTGAGTCAGCTGAATGATATGTTGTAGCGAGATCTTCAATACTCGTTATTTCTTCGATAATGCTACTCAAAGAGGAACGAACTTCCTTTCTTTCCTCTCTGCGGTTATTTTGCCAATTAACAATAATCCAACCGAAAATTACTGTTATAAGTGTAATCAGGCTAGTGTACTTGGATAGTAGTTCCAAGGCTTTCCCTTATATAAGATTTGATTTCACTTATAAGGCTTTCGTCTTTGGAGACAAGAGTGATCCGTGCCAGAACGCGCTCAGCCGGAAAACCTAAGCGAACAAGACCTCCAAAAGCCTCCTCCAAGAAAGAGGATCCATAGCCACGCGCGCCGTCGAGGTCTATGGAAATTGGCTCGTCGGCCGCGAGGGCTGGTGCCAAATACTGCTCACGGAAAAGCTCGCCACTGTACGGACCATCGTCCTTGAAGCGACCAGCGGGAAATTTTGTGAAATCTTTTGCGAGACTGATATTTTTCATGATCCTGACCTCAGCAAAGGCATTTGCCAGAAAATGACGGTTCCCATAATGGAATCACCGTAATCTCCAGCGCGCTGTTTGCTTGATTGCATAGAATACCACCCTTTGTTGCTAAAAATTAGGGCCTTCCCACCTTCACAGGAACTGATGGTCTCAATAATTTGCCGAAGCCCTTTTCCTCTGTGCTGCTTTTTGGTGCGAGTTTTGCTATCTCGTACCGCTCCCTCGATCTGGCGCCCCTGTCCGATACCTAAGTGCTCCATTAGCTTCCAGAGTCTAGGTCGGGTCTGTGGCAAGGATGCTGTGATACCTACACCTAGATCACAAAACACCACTGAAAGTTTCCCATCCTTTTCCTGAGAGAACATCCACCACGGACGATAATCTGGCGGTGTGTTGATGCCATCACCTCGAGCTGCAATGTAGGCATGCTGGTGAGCGTTGGTCATCGCCTCGGTAATGCCTGTATAAAGCTCCGTCTGCAGCGATTCAGCAATAATTCCGTCATAGAATCCAAGGATTTCGTCGTATTTTTCACCAAGCGCACCTTGTCCCCGAGCGCTTCTCCAGTTAACTACATCCCGATCAACGCACCTGGTGGGGTTTTTCGTTTTGAGTTGATGAGAAATACCCACCTGATGTAAAACCTGGGCGGCTTTATTATTAATGGGAAGCGTACTGCGAATCCTTAAATCCGGAATGCTCTCCATTAGGCGCGTTATTTCTGCTTTAAGTAGAAGGGCTCCGGTCGATACAAATCTACGGGTGTCGGTGAAGTCAATCCATACCTGGCGACCGCCGGTGGTGACTATCTGTTTAAGCCTTGAAAAAAAATCAAGTGTGAGAGCTCTTGGTCCGCTTTTACCAATATCAAATTCTATAGGGGCTTTAATTACGCTATATTTTGGTAATGGAATTGCCCGGCGTGGCCTGCGCCTTCTACTTTGTGTTTTGGCGAGCTCGTCCGAAGCTCTTCTCCTAAACCAGAACATCATGCCGCACGTCGCTTTTTTCAAGTCTGGTCATCCATTTAATTATTTAGAAGCAGTCCAGGTCATTATTTGCGCGCCGCTAACGCTTGCACTAACTATTCGGGCTTGGCTCTGACAATCCTTCTCGCCTTCACCTCATCAGCGTAAGCAGTCAGCCGATCAGCCTGCTCATGCAGTTTTCCGATCGTCTCCATGGCCTCCAGAAGCTCGGCATCCCCGCGTTGTTTTGCCACCCTGAACAAATCAAGGGCGGCTTCTTCGAGGGAGAACGCGGCGGCTTTCAGGTCGCGGCGAAGCTCTTGGTTGCGCTTGGTGAGTGGCATGCTGACCTCCTACAAATCCTCGCCGCGCCAGACGCCCCGGCCCGGACGCCAGCTAAACCAGATGCGCATTCCACACCAGGAGCACGCGAGCTTGGATGTACGTCTCATCAGCCCTAATTGTTTGAGGCGGATGCCGGGGGTTGTCCGAGAGCATGTTGATCTGCTCGTCACCCAGCCACTGAAGCCGCTTGATGTAGAGGTGGCCTTCCCACGAAAACATGTAGATCCCATCACCCGCGAATTCACGGATGCTGATGTCGACGAGAAGGGGGTCGCGGTGCTTGATCGTGGGCGCCATCGACTGACCCCAGCCAGTCACCATCTTGAGATGGAAGTGCTCTTTGAATTCGACGCCCATCTCGCGCAGATGTTGAGGGCTTACCCTTACATCCTGGAGCATCTCTGGATAGTCGTGCGGAATTTGCCCTCCACCCATAGCAGCGCGGACGTCGTAATGCGCGATCCATACTTCGTCACCTACAACGCCAGGACGGTAGTAGTCGACCTCGATAACGCCGCCACCATTGTCGCTTTCGGCTGCTGCGAGTAATCGCCTGCGAGCCTCCTCAGGCAACCCCTTTCCTTGTGTGTCGAGCATCTGCCGGACCATATCGGCAGCAGAAGTGCTCTGGGATGAGACATTCATTTTCTGCGTAGCGCTGGTAAGCCCGCTGATTTCTGTCGCCAGTCTCTTGCTGAATTTCTCAACAGGCACGTTTAGCAGGCGCGACAACACTGCCGCAAATTTTACATTCAGCGGATTGGTGCCGTTCAGATACATCGCGACCGCGGCGGACGAGATATCGGCTGCCTCCGCAAGGCTTGCTTGCGTGAGGCCGAGCGCATTCTTTTTCGATACGAAAAGCGCCTTCGCGGCTTCGCACTCAGCTTTTAGCTCTGGGGAAAGTTCTTTCTTTTTACTCATCCGTGAAATTTAACCGTTGGTTAATTTATTTGCGGCAACCGGCGGTATTGCTAGAAGGCTAACCGGCGGTTAATATTGATCTCGAAAACACCATTCGAGATTTCCAGAATGAAGCAGATCCCACTTACAGAGCTGGTTGCTACGAAAGGGCAGGCCTTTGCGGCCAAGGCTCTTGGGGTGAGCCCTGCCGCAATCAGCAAGGCCATCGCAGCCGAGCGAAATATTTCCGTCACTTGCAATCAGGACGGGACTTTTGAAGCGCACGAGCTCAAGTCCTTCCCGGCGCAGACCACCCCAAAGAAATCAGCCGCCTAACCCAGCCCTCTGTCACACCGACCCCGGAAGTGAACCAATGGCCTACAAAAACAAGACGCATCGCAACACCCACCAGTTGAAGTCGCGCCTCAATGACGCCGCTTACGCCGCTCTCGAGGTGGAAGCGCTGAAGCGTGAGATTCAGCCGGGCGCCTTGGTTCGAGAACTCACGTTGGCGGCTCTGCGGTTCAAGGAGGATTACGGGTACTTCCCTTTGGTCGATGACGGCGAGTCGGACGAGCTGGACGGCTTTCCAGCGCTGGGCGAACTGGCTCGCGAGCTGAAAATTCAGCCTGGTGCGCTAGTTCGCGACCTCATACGTGCGGCCCTGAAAGCCAGGCGAGAGCAGGACACGATTTCCCAGGTTAACGACAAGAAACTCAGCGCCTGATTAGGCCATGGAGGAGGCACCAATGCCTGCAATACACGAAGTAGGGCAGTACACGCAGGACGAGAAGGACGAGCTTGAGCGCTGGGCTGACGAGGTCGGTATCGGCATGGATCAGCTGGCTGATCGAATCCTGCAGATGACAGAGCGAGCGGTCGAGCGGCGCAGTGCTGCTCGCCTCGCAGCAGATAAATCAATCTTGCGAAGCCGTCTCGCTGCTCACTGCGCACAAGAGGCGCAGACAGAGAATGTGGTTTCAATATTCCCAGCCAGGTGACTGTCCGGCCCCTAATAAGGGGCCGCGGCGGCAGAGATTGGGCCGTGCGGGGCTGGCCCCTAATAAGGGGCCAAGAAGAAAAGAAGGTCATGGGTTTGTCCCTGATCGAGCTGGTAAAGCAAGTATCGGATTTAGCGGGGAGCTGGAGTAGTGCACTGGAATGGCTGTTGATTCATCCAGTACTCAAATTACAGGCACAAAAAAGCCGGTGGCTAGACCGGCTTCTTCACAACACAAACACTTGAGGGGCCATTATGAACACGATCGTCGCTCCAAGCAATACGGTCACCATGTCGAGCCGGGAGATCGCCGAGCTCACCGGTAAGCAGCATAAGGACGTCATTCGTGACATCCGTGTGATGCGCAAGGCTCTGGCAGACGATGGCGCAGATCTGCGCCATCTCCAGGAGGTGAAGGATGGGCGAGGTTACACCGCCGAATTCCACCTCGATCGTGTCCTGACGGAAACCCTTCTGACCGGCTATAGCATCCCGCTTCGCCATCGTGTCGTGACACGTTTGAGCGAATTGGAAAACGTGTCACGACAGGTTGTCACGATCCCGCAATCCCTCCCTGAAGCCCTCCGTCTTGCCGCCGATCTGGCAGATAAAAACGGTGAGCTTCAGCGCCTGATTTCAGACCAGGCTCCGAAAGTCGCCGCAATCAAGCGGCTCGCGGCTGCCGGCGGTGCGATCTGCATAACCGATGCCGCCAAGCAGCTTGGTGTAGCTCCGGCTCGCCTGTTTGCATGGCTTGAGCAGCACCGCTGGATATTTCGCCGCCACGGTTGCAAACGCTGGGTGGCCTATCAGCCACGCATCACCACTGGACACATGACTCATAAGGTCACCGCGCTGAAGCCAGACCCGGAAACTGGGATTGAACGGGCGGCGTTCGACCCGATGGTCACCCCGAAAGGCCTTACACGTCTCGCTGAACTACTGCAGGAGGCCGCGTAATGGCTGGCGACTGGATCAAATTTGAACTAACCACCCTGGACAAGCCTGAGGTCTGCCAGATTGCGGACTTGGCCGATATCGACCCCGATGCGGTCGTCGGCAAGCTGATGCGTGTGTGGGGTTGGTTCGACCAACAAACCGAAAGCGGTAACGCTCCGAGCGTTAGCAAAAAGTTACTAGATCGTCTCGTCGGCGTTATCGGTTTCTGCGAGCACATGAAGTCTGTCGCCTGGATGATCGAACTCGATGGCGTGATCAGTCTTCCGCATTTCGACCGTCACAACGGGAAGACCGCTAAAAACAGGCTTCTCACGGCAAAGCGCGTGGCAAACCACAAGGCGAGTAACGGCAAAAGTAACGCT